AGTGCGACGATAAAACCGATGCATAAAATCATGCTTCTCCTTTTGGTGGGCTGAAGGTTTCTGAACAGGCACTTCCGTGGTTTGCACCACCGCAAGCGCATTCGCAGTTGTGACCTCTGGCTCTACGACAGCGGTCATCACACTTGTGAAGACTGGGGTATTTAGCGTATGAAATTGCGCGGCAAAATTGGCGCAAGACTGGATCTCTAGGTTTGTAAACAGCAAACCAGCCTGAGACTGATGGCTCAAGACCAACAAGGTCTTCAGGGGTAAATCCCCAATCTACAAAATTTGAACGGTGGATTACGGCGCAAGATTGCGCTGGCATTTCCTCGCCATTCTTGTTAAAAAACTTTGTTGTCCGATTTTTTACTCTGCGGTGGATGTTGTCTGTGTTGCACATAGTTAGATTGTAATAGGTATCGGCAAGTATGTCAAGTGTACTTTAGTGTGGATATTAGTTTTTTTATTTGTCTAAAAAATGTATTGACGGATTGATTGAAATGTCGTTATCGTATGCAAGAGAGGTACCCGTGATTCAGTTACAACTACCATTTCCACCTTCAGAATTAAGCCCAAACAAGCGTTTACATTGGGCTGCACTTGCAAAAGCGAAGGCTAATTATCGCACGAAATGCCACCTTTTAACAAGGGATCAGCATCCAGAGAAAGCAAAATTTGGTCAGGATTTTGACTTGACGATGGTCTTTGTGCCGCCCGACCGCCGCCAATATGACCGTGACAACTTGATTGCCAGAATGAAGTCTGGACTTGATGGCATGTGTGACGCGCTGGGAATCGATGACAATCAGTTTATGTCAGTCACCGCAAGGTTGTCGAAAGACAGTCTCGGTGGCTTTGTTCAGGTTTCTATACACCCCAACTTTGGAGAGAATTATGACGACTAAGATTTATGATTTATGTGCGAAAATTGGCAAGTACACAGGTGCAGATGGCAAGGAAAAAGGACGGTGGCAGAATGTCGGAGCCGTCATGCAGAACGACGATGGCGGCAAATTCATTATGCTTGCGCGTTGGTTCAACCCAGCAGGTGTTCCTGATCTAACTGGCAAGGGTGGCGAGTCGATCCTGCTGTCCATGTTCCCGCCGAAGGATGGCGAAATGCCATCACGACAGATCAATGAGGATGCTCCTGCTTATGTTCCTCGTCAAGAGAACCATGAGGAGATTACTCGGCAACTGGCAAGCGTTGTCGTGAAAGCACCTGCACCAGCGCCAACACCAAAAAAGGCTCCAGTTGCTGTAAAGCCTGAAGAAGATGTGCCATTTTGAACCACGCAAACCTCCCATTCCATTTGTATGTCCGTGTTCCCAACTGGATTATTACGGAAGGCAAGGTTAAAGATGGCTTTACAAGAGGCATTTGGTGGGGGGTTTATGCTCGTTTAGGTCAGCATGTTATGACCAACATCTTGCTTGAAACTGGCGCAAATTGGACTGGAGTCGCAGTCAAAGATGTTTGCCTCGATGAGGACTGCCCACTGCCTGTTGATTCTAATGTACCGCTATTTCCTTGGGCGGCAATGGGCAATGATATTTACGCGTTCCATGCTGAATATCTTGAAGGACTGATGGTGACTGATGTCCGCAAGAATTTTATTTTAGGACGGCACACTGGCATCGTGATTGACTGGAGTGATGGGTTTAGTATGTATCCAGCCGAACACAAGCCATTGAATCTAATCGCCTGTGATCGGCACAATGGATTTGCATTGCTGCCCAACAACTTTTGCCAATTCCAAGACAAGCACTTTGTTGTCAAGGGTGAACACACCGTGCTAAAAAACTACAGGCGGCAAGCAGAAGTTTACTGGGAATGACCACCTTGGGCAGGTGCGTTGCCGAGCCAGAGCGCACTTGCCCTTTTTGAATAAAGGATTCGTATGAATAAAAGTCCGTGGATCAAACTTTGGGTGTCCGACATCGTTGCATCTTGCAGCGATATGTCGGCTGAAACTTTCGGCATCCACATGAGGATGATCCTCTATTCTTGGGACCGTGGATACTGTCCAAGTGACACCAAGAAACTCAAAGCCATTACAAATTTTAAACATTTCCGTTCGCTTTCTGAAGCAGTTGCTCGATGGAAAGCAGTCAGGATTCCTTCCGTTTCTGATGTTGTCTTGATTCACCCAAGGGTCGAGGAGGAGAGACAGAAAATGCTAGAATCATCGCAGAAAATGACTGAAAGATCGCAAAAAGCAAACGAAGTTCGTTGGAAAAAACCTGTCCTTGTTGGATCCCACGGTGGGATCCTTAATCGATCCTTAGAGGATCCCATACTAGATGCTATTGCTATTACCAGAAGTAATTCAATTACTGTAAATACAATTCAAAGGGAATTGATCTCTCCAATTGCGGAGAGCGAAAAATCTGTAAAAAAGCAACCAACCAAATCCGACCACATTTCTTGGTCAGTTGAAACCAGTTGGGTTGGCATCAACGACATCGACCGAGCAGGTTGGCATGTCGCATTCCCAGCCGTCAACATTGAACAGGAGTTGCAAAAGATGACCGAGTGGCTGATCAGCAACCCAACGCAAGCCCGTAAAAGGCTCTGGAGGCGTTTCTTGACCAATTGGCTATCACGGAGTCAGGAACGAGGAGGAACGCGTCAGAATGTCTCTACGGCGTTTCCTAGGAATTTGGAATCTAACTTTTAAGAAAGGCACATATGCAAGACGAACGAACTTGGGAACACAACGAGATCAGGATCCGACAAATGTGGAGTCGAGCGGACTGGGGAGATGAGAACAACGAGTTGCGGAAGATGTTCAAAAAACAACTTCGTGGACTCAATCAGGTGTACCTGTATGACGCAATCGACGACCACAAGATGTCCAGCGCATCTTGGACTCCTGAAATCTCACAGATCATTAAAGCCTACGGCAAGATCGAAGAGGCAAGACGGTTTCGACCGTCAGGTCCAACACCTGCCAGCGCAAAGTGGTGGGTAGACTTCGAGCGTCCATCCAAACACACAGGACTGCCCTGCAAGTTCTCGACCGACTGCCCCGACCGAACTACCGCTGAGTCCTATGCCAAGCAAGTCGGTGGTCGAGTTCGCAACCATTCGCAGGAAGATCCAGCCCAAGACGATGGACTCCTCAACCTCATTCTGTCAACGCCCAGGGAAATCGTCAGGTCAGTTGTCAATGCACTTCGAGCAGAGAAGTACATCGTCAGCCCACTTCCAGCAAACATATCCGAGTGGAATCAATCAGCAATTGGAATGGTTGCACACAGAATTCAGGTGGCGAAATGAACGCACAAGAATTCAAGGAATACAAAAACGAGTTGGGTCAGACTTTGCAAGACCTACAAACAAACCTGTGGCATTATCGAGATGTCAAAAACAGGGCATGGGCTGATTTCAGACGCAACAACAAATCACTTGAAGTCTTGTTGATGGCAAGGCTTGCTGATCTTGACGCAACACATGCAGAACTTGCCATGGTTGAAATGAAAATTGAAATGAGGAACTACAAGAATGGACTATGAGAACCCAATAAAACTTCGTCACGATCCTCTCATATGGCTCGAAGTCGAACGAGATTTTAATCACGATCAGCGCATCGTCGGAGGATGCAATCTTGCAATCAACGAAATCAAATCGCTTCGATCATCAATCAAGGAACTGCAAACCAACACCAAGCCAACCAAGGAAACACTGCTTGAATACATCGACGCATTTCGTCGCGCTGGAACATCAATCCTGATTACATCCAATTTGAATCACGAACAAATGATGATTGCTCGAAGCGAACTGAACAAACTGATCAAGAGGAAATTATGAACGACCAACCAATGAAACAATGTCAAATGAATCCGTGCAAAGCAAACGCAAAACTAGGGGAACGGTTTTGCTACAAATGCAGACGATTGTTTATCAAAGATCAAGTTGCAAAAGGCAAAATAATTCCTGCTGTATTTAATTCTGGTGATGGCAGAACTTTTCAAGCAATGGAAAATGTTTACGAAACTAAAAACGGAATTGATTATTGAGGAAATTATGAACATTACACTCGAACCATACGAAATCATCATGGGCGCAATGGTGGGCGTTCGTCGCCGTGTCTCATCCATCGCCAAGAAACTCGACCGTGGAAGCACACAAGGCGATCCTTGGGGCATCGATGTCGAGGGCGCACTTGCCGAAGTCGCAGTCGCCAAAGCCCTTGGAATTTATTTCTCTGGATCCGTGGACACCTACAAGTCGCCAGATCTCGCTGGCATTCAAGTCAGGTGGACTCCACTTGAACAAGGCAGGTTGATCGTTCGAGACAATGACTGCGACAACGAAAATTACATTCTTGTGACTGGTACCTGCCCCAACTACAAGATCAGCGGATGGATCGAAGGATTCAATGCCAAGGATTCCCAATACATTTCTGCGCCAAACGGTCGAAGCGCAGCCTACTTTGTTCCACAAGAAAGCCTGAAACCAATGAGGATTTACACCAAATGAGATATCTATCCGTTTGCTCAGGCATTGAAGCCGCATCAGTCGCTTGGCATCCACTCGGCTGGACACCAATCGGCTTTTCAGAAATTGAACCGTTCCCTTCAGCAGTTCTCGCACACCACTATCCAAAGGTAAAAAACTATGGCGACATGTCAAAATTTAGAGATTGGTCTATTCGGTCAGGAGATATTGATCTCCTCGTTGGAGGAACTCCCTGCCAGTCCTTCTCAATTGCAGGACTCCGTCAAGGACTCAAAGACCCACGCGGAAATCTTATGCTCACATTTCTCGCAATTGCTGAACATCTCAAACCCAAGTGGATCGTTTGGGAAAATGTCCCTGGAGTCCTGTCATCCAACGGAGGAAAAGATTTTGGTTCCTTCCTCGGAGGGCTGGGGGAACTGGGGTATGGGTTCGCCTACAGAATTCTTGACGCTCAATGGTGCAGAACACACGGGCATCCAAGAGCCGTCCCGCAGCGACGAAGGCGTGTGTTCGTTGTCGCATGTGCTAGAGACCACATCGGTCCCGCAAAGGTTTTATTTGAGCAAGAAAGCATGCTCAGGTATTCTGCGACGCGCGGCTCGTCGAGGAAAGGAACTGCCGCCGATGTTAAGGAAGGCGTTGGAAGCGGTGGCGATGGTGGAGTCCCAAGCAGCCGAGGAGAACACTTAGTCTTTGATGAATCAAAGCCGATGTATTGCGGAAGTGATATTAACGCTTCCGACACAGTCACATCCAAGTGGCAAAAGCAAAGTGGCGGTCCAGCTGGAAGTGAATGCGGTTTGTTTGTGTTGCAACCTGTGACTGCAATTCTGTTTGAAAACCACCCCAATGACAGCCGAATCACCGGTCCGCACGATGTTGCGCCGAGTTGCGTTTCACGATACGGGACCGGTGGAGGCAATGTTCCACTCGTCATCCCAATCCAAGATTCAAGAGTCATCGAAAAAAACCAAAATGGAATTGGCGTTGGAAACGAAACCTCTCCTGCATACACCATCGATCAAACTGGCGCACAGGCAGTTGCATATTCGTTTGATTCACTTGCAAGCAACTCTATGAAATCCAGCAACCCAATCAGCGGTTGCAATATGGTTGATGTCG